ATATTTTAAAAAGAACCACCATCTACATCTATTTCTCCTGAACCTGTTGCAAATCTTCTTATTTCATCTATATCTTCTTCTATTAACTGTAATTGGAATAAGACTGGTTTTACTATATCAAAAGTTTCATTATCTCTAAGATGTTCTCCAGATGCATATGATGCTGATGCTTTAGTTTCTCTAGCTACAGATAAGAATTTTTTATCGGTTGTATCTACTTTTTCATATATTTTTTTTGGTCTTTTTTTTTCTCTTAATGCCATATCTAATTTATTTCTAGTTCAAATACAATTGTTCCTAATATTTCTATGTTATCGTTTGATGCATTACTTTGTTGAAAAGTAAATGCTATTTGGTCTCCTTTTTCAAAGGAAGTATTAATAAAATTAAAATCATAAGTAGTAGCTACTACACAATCAGTTAATACTACACTTTCAACTATATCTTCTGATTCATTAAAATCAAAATCATTTCCTAAAGATTTTCTACTTCTAACAGTTATAGTTTCTAGATTTGTATTATCTGCAGATAAAGCTCCTAATGTTATTTGTTTTAATTTTCCTGTAAAAGGGGCTAACATAAAATGTCTGTAATCAACCTCTGCAGCTAATTTTTCACTTAAACTATTAAAAGGGATAAAAAATTCAGATGTAACGGTATTCAATATTTTAAAACTAAAATTTAAAGTTGTTATTTGTTTAGTTATTTGTTCACTTGTATTTAATGTACTAAGATTATCTCCTTGTACTTTAAATAATTCATTTCTTTCATTTTTATAAAATATAGTACCTGTTTTTGTATTAATAATAATATCGTTAGGTTTTAACTCAGTTGATTTTGGGTCTTTATTTTTAGTTTTTATAGCCATTATTTTATTATAGTTAATCCATTTTTTACTTTAATTAATCCACTTTTTAAAATAATTGGTCTTGATCCATCATCTGTAGTTACTGCTAAAAAAGGTGAATTTTCATCTGAAGCGTCTCCTGAATTAATAGTTAATGAAAAACCAACATTTACACCAGCTCCAGGATCTGAATCAGAAAAATCATTAGCATGTTGACATAATGTAACTATAAATGCATTATTATTTTTTATGTCTGTAAGAGCAGTAGCATTTAATGTTATTGCATAAAATCCAGTTGAGGCAGCAACAGTAGTTGCACTTGAATAAGGGGTACTAAAATCTAAACTATCGTGATCTCCAGTAGTTATACCAGGAACACTACCATCTCCTCCATATGCAGATGATTTAACTGCGATTATATCAAATCCTCCACCAAGATTACGCTTTATATTTAATGTTGCTGAACTAACTGTTTCTGTAATACCTGATGTATCAAATAAAAAAAAAATTCTCCCAACTTGATAAGTTGTATTTCCTCCTTTACTTGCTCGTTGATAAGACAAAGCCATAAGAGTATTACTTATGGTTCCTACACTATCAGCTGTAGATGCATCTCTTACTGCTACATGACCTCCACTATTAGGATCTGGTGCTACACTTGTTATTAATGTAGAATTATCAGCATTATTTACTAAAATATTAGTTGTTGGCATATTATGCTTTTTTTAATCTATTGTTGTCTTTAACATCAACATATAATAATCCTGATGTTAATCCTACTGATCTAGTAGGTAAATCACTTACATTAACAGATTTTATTGATTTAACTGCTGAACCTGTTGCTTCATTAGTTATATATCGTCTTATTTCATCTATATCTTCTTGCATTTCTTGCATCATATATATTAAACCTTGAAGTGAATCAGGAGATGTAGGATCTTCTGAAATAATACCAGAAGCAAAAGAAGCTGAAATTTCTGTTTGTTTATTATCTGATAATCTTTTTTTACCTGATCCTGTTTTATCGAATAACGATTCGTATTTTTTATTTGCTAAAGCCATAATTATTTTAATTTTTAAGTTGATGTGTCCAATTCAAACATTATTGTTCCGTGAATAAATTGAGTAGACGTAGGCATATTTGGAGTTTGTTGAGTAAATGCTAAAGTATCTCCTTTACTAAAGGATGCAGAAAAATCAAAATGATATATAGTATCATCTACTAAGCCTCCTCTTGTTATTGTTTGAACTATATCTTCAGTTGCAGTAACTTGTCCATCATTTCCAGCATCTTTTCTTACTCTAACAGTAACATCATCTCCTGGGTCACTTGATCCAAAATAAAGACATATTCTTTTAACTACTCCATCATGAGGACATGCAAATTTACTTAAATAACCAGCACCTGTAGAATCTGCAGTTGATCCCCCTATTGGTATATATAATTCTGAAGTATGGTTTGCTGTAATTGCATATGAAACAGTTTCCATTATAGGAGATTTAGTAGAAACATCAAATGAACCTGTTGTTGCGGAAACTGATCCTGTTACTTCTAAACCTGTTGTTGCTGTACCATTTCCATGTAGTTCAGTAAATGAACCTGTTGCTGCTACTACAGCAGCACTTGAACTTATATTACCGGATGATGTTGTATGACCTTGTACATCTAATCCTGTATTTGTAAGTGCTCCAGCTGGATTTTTAACTGTTAAGCTACCAAAAAGAGTAACCGGTACTGTTGTATTACCTCTACCTATTCCTATTGAAGTAGCTTGACCTCCATGATTTATTCTTAAATCATTTGAAGATACTGATAATACATCTCCAATATTAGATCCTATAAAAAACCCACCAGATGATTCATCAACTATAACTTTACTTGCAGTTACATTTTGTGATGCTGTTATATCTGAAGTTACAAATCCACGATCAAATGTTCCATTTGTTGAATTTACAAATTCTACATTACCATCTGATCTTCCATGGAGTTTACCACCACCATCAAATCTAACTTCTTTTAGAACTCCTATAATATTTTCATCTGATGCTGCTGAGAAATTCATACTACCTAAATTTAATATAGTGTCTACAGTTAAATTATTAGTAGTAATTGTTCCACTTGCACTTATGTTACCTGAGGCTGTTATATGGGATTGAACATTTAAATCTCCTCCTACATCTAATTTAGAAGAAGGACTTGTATCACTTATACCTACTCTTGATAATCCAGCATCACCATGAATTAATGCATCTTCATCACTATCAAAATATTTAAAATCTTTATCTTTTTCACCAAGATTAAATGAATAACCGGCACTATCTAATTGAATTGTTACATCACTATCCCCATCTGCTCTAATTTGATCTACATCTATAATTCCTACATTTGTAATATTTCCTTCATTAAATGTTGTTGTACCATTTATATCTAATCCACCACCTATTATAGTTCCACTTGAACTTATATTACTAGATGCTGTAATAGAACCAGAAAATGCGTGATTATCATCTTCACTATCACCAAATATTGTTGAACCTGATTGTTGTTGAAAAGTTACATTTGTTACAGATGAAGAAACTATATAGTTTTCAGCTGTTAAATTTTCAAATCTAAAACTATTTACAACAGCAGAACCAGAACCAAAGTATAATTTTCCATTATCTAAGTTAATTGCTAATTCTCCATCAGCTAAACTTGAAGGTACTGATGTTCCTGATCCTCTTTTTATTTGTATTGTACTCATATATTATAAATATTTAAAATGTTCCTCCATCTATATTCCCTATAACGTTATTTACTATTAGATCACCACTTGCACTTATGTTACCTGATGCTGTTATGTTAGCACTTTGATTTATACTACCTTCAGAATCTATTGAAAATATAGGAGTAGCTAAAGTGTAAAATGGATTATTTTTTCTTATTTCAAAAACTTCGTCATCACTAATTCCAGATGCATCTAAAATTACTGTCATTCTAGGACCGAAGTTTGTAATTAAAGAAGATGTAAATGGATTTGTTCCTGATTCAACCCCTCCCTGAAGTTTTAATTCATTTGTGGATTTCATATTTAATTCCTGGTGAATATCAACACCTGCACCAAATACATTATTACTACCGCCTGAATGACTTGAACTAATTACACCTGAAATTGAAGCATTATTAGCTATTATATTGCCACTTGCACTTATATCACCTGAAGCTGTTATGTGACCATTTACAGTAAGGTCTTGTGCTAATGTCCCTATTCTAGTAATATTTGTTTGTGCTGCTGTTGTAATAGTACCAGCTATATTATTGGCAGTTATGTTATTAGCATTTATAATATCTCCGTCATTTAAATTTAATCCTCCTCCTATTAAAATACCACTTGCGCTTATATTTCCTGAAGCTGTTATGTGACTATCAAAATTGGTGTTTCCTCCTGTAGGATCTATTGTTAAATTTCCTATTGTTTCTATTACAGGATTTGTTTCTAAATTAAAACGAAAAAATTCAGTATCTGATTTACTTATTATAAAATCATCACCTCCAATGTTTGTTATAATATCCCCATCAGCATAAAGTCTAATATTACTTCCTGAAATTGTAGTATTGTAAATTTCACCATTATCTAGAGAGGGTCCATATGTTATATGATTTCCTTCTAAACGTATAACATCTGCAGTTAAACTTGTAGGATGTATGTTTATTTTATATTTATCTGATATTATATGTTCTGAAACATTTAAATTACCAGTTATATTTAAACTTCCCGTAAATAAGTGTGTATCGTCTTGTGAGTCACCAAATATCGTAGATCCACTTTGTTGTTGAAATACTACGTTAGTAACCGATGAAGTTACGCTATATTCAGTTGCAGTTAATGAACCTGATATTATAACATTATTACCATCAAAAGATATAGGAAGTAAACTACCTGTTCCATCAGCTAAACTAGTACCATCTGTCTGTACTACTCTTTGGTAGGTATCTTGAATATTTTGTCCTGTGAAGTCGTTGACTGCCATTTATAACCATTTTATTTTTCTTTTTGTAATTTTTTTAAAACACCACTTATAATTTTTTCTGTATTTTTTATAGGGTTTTCTTTTAAGTATGTTGCGACTATATTATTAAGTTTATTTCTTTTATAAGAAATATTTTCAATATTAATATCTTCTTTTATAAGTAGTTTAAGTAAATTAACTACATGTTGTTGTTCTGAAGTAGTGACTTTAACTTTAGCTTCTATAATAGGTTTTTTAGTAGTTTGAGATTTAACTTCTACTGTTACTTTTTTACTTGTTTCTACTTCAAAATCTGATTCCCAAGGTGTAAAAAATGTGTCTTCTGCTATTACTTCTAAACGTATATTACCAGTAGTGTCTTCATCAATTAAACCTTTTAGTTTTCTAATAGGAATTTCACATTTACCTCCATTAGATATAGAACCGTTAAACATTAAAGAATAGTCTTGTGTTTCAACTACTAAACGTGCTTTTGATTTTTTTAAACTTGCTCCTCGAAGTTTAATGTCACATTCAAAAAGTTCTGATTTATCGGTAAATAATTTATACATGGTTATAAATATAAAATTATAATTAAAACTTAATATTTTCTGTCATTAGTTTAATGCCTAATACTTTTTCTACTGTAATTTTTATGTCACTAGCTTTTATTTTGTATTGTTTAATTTCTTTTTGTTTTCTTTCTGTTATTGTTTTTCCATGTACTTTTAATATAAGTTCAATAAGTCTTTTTTTTCTTTGTTCATCATCATCATAATCTGTCCATGAAGGATCAGCTACATGTCCTCCTTCACCTGGTCCTCGTCTAATTAATTCACGTACTAATTGAACTTCATCCCATGTAAATGGATTATTATTCCATAAAATATCAGCATTATCCCAAGCAATTGAAGACATATTTATCTTGTTTTATGATAGTAAGTAGTAAAATTTGTTTTATTATTATGAAGACTTGCTGTTATTGAAAAAACATCACATGCCCACATTAATGCCATCATTTCATTCATATTTGAACATGAATAAGGATACACTACATTTTCTTCAAAATATGCCTCATAATTAGAACCTGAATACCATGGATTACCTTCTACCCAAAGTGATCCCGTAACATATGCAAATGATGAAGTACATGCATTTGCTTCTTGTAAACTAGATGTAGTTATTAATATTCCCATAGTTAAAAACCATTTATTCTTCCAAATTTAAAATCATATTTATTTTTTACATATAAATCAATGGCGTTCAATAAAGATGGATCAGCTGTATTAAATACCATAAACTCATACATTTTTGATTGTACTTGGTTAGTTAAATTAGATAAACCATCATTTCTTGAAAATAATTTACATGCTCCTCCTGAAGGTATTGTTTGACTAACACCTAAACTATCTGAATTTACTAATTGTCCTTTAAGATAAAAATTAATATTAGCATCTGAGTCTCCTGTAATAACAGCATAATTAAAATCACTATTAACAGTTCCTGCAAGAGTTGCTGATAACTTCATTTTTGAATTACTTAAAGTAAATTCACTTCCATCATTTTTTTGTATATAAAATTCAAAACGATCTCCATCACTATTATGTACTGTGTCAAATCTTACATTTCGTACATTAGGTGCTGTTGAACTACCAACAAAATGAATTAAAGTTTGATCTACTGTTCCTATATCGGATTCATCTCCTGGAGGTGTAGGATCAAATATTATAACCCAAGTAAATGCTCTAGTGCTAAGACTAGTAGGGTTACTAAAACCTAATACATCTTTTGCATCAACACCTCCTTGTCCATAATTGTGAAAATTTTGACTATCACTACTATTATCAAGATCATTATTATAACGATAAACAGGTCCTTTAGTATCAGGACCAAATGTTTGTGCGTTTGCTGATACAGCATTAGGACCTTTATCAGTTATACTAAAACTACTTGCGTCAACTTCTACAGGAGTTGGTGTTCCTGATACACTTATAGTACTATTATCTGTAAAATCAAACCATAAAGTTAAATCATAATCATTTAACCTGCCTGGTAATTCATCAACTATTGATCTAAATCCTGTAGGTCCTACATTTGCATGTTGTGCTATCGTTCCTATTCTCATAATTATCTAGTTAAATCACCAATCATATCCCATTCATCTGTTGCAACTTTTTTACAACTTATAGCTGAAAATTGTCCTGATGCTGATAATAAATTATGTCTTGAATTTAAAGTTATATCATTACTTGCAGTAGTAAAGGCTAAATGACCTGCACTTGATGTTTGGATAAATTCTATTTCTGTACCTATAGAGAATTCTATTGAAGAGTTTAGTGGTATTGTTATTACATGAGACCCACATCTGTTATATGTTCCTGCGTGTTGTAAAGTTAAAGAAGTACTTTCTAAAAAAGTATTTATAGGTCTTGAACCTATAAATTTTGATGATTCTAATTGGCCAAAAGATCCTGTTAAACTAGAACTTATACTATTTGATGCTGTTATAGAACCTGTTATAAGTACACCATCTGAAAAATTAATTCCTCCTACATTATCTCCTGTTGAAGTGAAATTATTAGCTATAATAGTACCACTTGAACTTATATTACCTGAAGATGTTATATTTCCTGATAATGAAATACCTGTTTCACTGTCTGTAATAATAGTACTTGCACTTATATGACTACTTGCACTTATAATTGATGCTGTTACTGGTCTATTTAATTCAATAAATGTATTATCAAATTTAGCAGTTGTTGTTCCTCCATTAACAAAATTAATTCGATGATCAGTAGTATTAAATTGTATATAATTATTATCTGCATCACCTAATCCTACAAATAAATTTGATTTAAATTCAGAAGCAAATACTGTTCCACTTGCTGTTATTTCACCAGATGCTGTGATTGCAGCAAATATGTTAGATCCTGTTCCACTTGCACTTATAATACCCGATGTTAATATATCTCCATCGTTTTGTTCGTCCATTATTATAGGACTATCTATTAAATCTACATAATTTCCTTCTGAAGGTACATCTCCTTGGTTAAAAAATGATTTTAATGTTAATCTTGATTGTTTTGACATATTTATGTTATTGCATTGTTAATACCTATTGCTTGGAATCCTATACCCGCATCTATAGTTTGAAAATCTACTTGTAATTCTCCTCTTACTTCTTCTCTAGTTCTAGCAACACCTAAATCTGTTGATATTAATTCATTATTAAATATTATTTTAGATCTAGTGTACACTTTTCTCATACCTTCACTAGAAAGATATTTATTTAAACTATCAGGTACTAAATACCCTTGAATAGTTAATCCAAAGTCAGTTTTTACAACTCTATTATCTCCTTGAACTAATTCAGTCGTATTATTATACGTATCAATTCTAGCATTAAAGTGAAATCTTTCTTTATCCCCCCAGTACGAATCAGCTGTATAGTTTATCATTTCTATTAATTTATTCATTTGAGCTACATAATCACACCAAATAGTACAGGTATAATTAAGTCGAATAAAATCAGGTACTACAACTCTATATATTTCTTTTTGAGGTCTTCTTCCTTGTAATACTGAAAAATTATCATATACGTTTCTTTTAGTATAGGGAGATTGAAATGTGTAATAAAGTTGAGGATCATTACCATCTAATTTATTTCCAAGATCTCTTCTTTTTTCAACACTATCTCTTTTAAACATAATAAGAGGTGTTTGAATTTTTCCTTCTTTATCTCTGTAAAAACCGTCTTTTTGAACACTTTTCCATCTTTCAGGAGAACCGTAAATTATAGGTACATTTGTTCTATTACTATTTATAATAACAGATGGTTTTATAACATTATTAAAGTAATACATTATAGCTTCATCATGATCTTGTAATCCTATAAATATATCTCGTACTTTATCATCTCTTCTTGAAATATGGTTTCCTCTATTTATGTCTTCTAACATAAATTCAGGACCAACACTTTCTCCACTAAAAAATTCTTGATAAGTATTCTGTGCTGTATTTTGTGCTGTATTTTGGGGTTTAGGGGGTATTCCTGGTTTAGGGGGAGCTCCCTTAGCTTTTAAATTAGCTGAAAGTTTTTGATATCCTTTACGAGCAATAGGTCTTGGTTGTAATTCTTTTTCTTTTGCCATTATATTGTATTTGCTGTTCCTCCATCTAATTTTTCGGTAGATGGGTATTTACCTTCTCTTAAAGGAATTAAATTTAATTTTTCTACTCTTGAAATATGAGTATTTATCAATATAGAAAAACTTTTTCCAAAGTCTATAGTTTCTGTAGCAATAGCATAATCAGGATCTCTTCCTAATATCAGTTGATTTTCTGTTTTTCCATCTACTTCATAAAAATTATTTCTAAAAAGTAGTAAATCACCTACTTCAGGAATTAAATTTATAGTTTGTAATTCGTCTTTTAAAAATCTAAAATTAATTTCTTGATTTATATCAGAACCAAAATCATCAGAAGACCAAGATTGATCTTGTCTATCAACTAAACACGCTATTTTTAAAGGTTCAAAATAATTTTTACCTGGAGCTTCTCCATATACATTTACTGTTGTTTGTTCTAAAGCAAATTTATAATAAGCAACTTCAGTTTGAATAATATCTTTTAAAAGTTCACTATTTAAACTATGAAATAATGATATGTCTCTTGATCCTCCAAATAATGCCATTATAATCGTTTTAAAGTATTTTCTCTATATTTCATTGATTTTACTCCTTGTATTCTTATTTCGTCCTTCTCAGGACCTGGACTAGTAGCTAAAGCATCATCTAAAAATCCTTGTAACATTTTTTCTGCTTCTCCTCTTGTTACAAATTTTATTCTTAATCTAATATATTCATCTCCTCCTGTTTGAGAGTAATCTTCAGGAGTAATAATAGTAACAATTGTTACACCTTTTAAAGCTCTAATTTCATTAGTAACATCATAAGTTGAAGTTGATTTATCAATAAATAAATCTACTTCTACACTATAGTTACTTAAAACTTCATTTAATATTCTTTTTAAACTAATCATTAATGTATATATATTTGATATCTACCTTCTAATGTTTGTGCACTTAATGTAGATTCATTTCTTTGAGATACTTTATCTAACATGGCTTCTGTTGTTAATTCAGTTAAATCCTCTCTTAATTGTACTATTAATGTTTCTTTTTCTGTTAGAGCTTCACTTAATAAACGAGAATAATCTAAAGTAGTTTCAGATCCAGGTATAGGTAGTGATTGGTATTTACCTCTAATACTTCCTAACATTTCTTTAGCTAATGCTAAAGCATATTTCCTAATCCATTGTTTTCCCGGTTCATTTATAAATGAATAAGTAGCAGTAGTATAAGGTGCATTTGATATGTCTGTAACAGTATTTAATGCTGCTACACCTCCTAATCCTTCTTCTGGATCTCCCCCTGCTCCTATAGTACCTAATGTTATAGTATAATCAAACCATAAAGTATAATCTCTTTGAGGTATAGGAAATAATCGTAAATATTGATCTTGTTCAATTTCATAATGATAAGCTGATTTTCTTATACTATCGTTTAATTCAATAGCTTGTAATTTTAAAGCATCAAAATACATAGGCATTAACATAAAATTAACACCTGGAGAATAATTTCCAAATCCAAATGATTGCATTAATGATTGTATTCCTGTACCAGTACCAGCATAGGGATCAAAATATCTATTAATAGCAGCTGGTTGGTAATGGTATATTTTTTTAATTTTTATATCTAAAGTGCCATCTTCTATAGATGTAGAACCTGTTTCCCAATTCACTAATCCTGAATTAATTAAATCATATTTTTGTTGTCCTATTTGAACATCTAAAGAAGCAGAATATGTTCTTGTTTTATCTGATCCATAAGATCCTCCACCTCCTCCTGAAGATCCTTCACCTACTGAAGATTGTTCAAAAAGTGTACCAAAATCATCTTTAACATTTACTTGGTTTATATTAGTCCAAGAACCATCAGTAGAAGCAGTAACAGATCCTACTAAATTAGGCATATTATCTCTTATTTGATATGTATAAATTTGAGCTCCATATTCATTTACTGCTTCTTCAAAACAAGTAAAAAAATTAATGTCTTGTAATTCTATATCTATTAAAGGATATCCTAATCTTTGTGCACACCAACTTGCTACTTTAGGAGCATCTGTTTGAAATTCAGTATCATCATCATAAAAACCAAAAGGGGTTTTACCTGCTTCAAATGATGATGATCCGGGCCATATAGGTATTTTTGCCATCTTAATAGAATTTAGTTAGGTTATTCTATTATAAATATAAAAAAATTATAAAAAATTAATGATAACCGTTCAGTAGTTCTAATAAATCTTCTATAGCATCATGTCTATGACTATCATTTAAAATAGTTTTAAAAACATAATCTGAATTTATTAGTTTAGCCATATCATGGTAGGCTGAATAGTTTTTATCTTTTAAATCAATTTGATATGAATCTCCACAAAATATCATTTTACTATCTTTACCTAACCTACCAATAGCCATTGCTAATTGAGATCTTGTAAGATTTTGAAATTCATCTACAATAACAATACTATTATCAAATGTTCTACCTCTAAAGTGTGCTAACGAACATAATTCAATTTGTTCATTAGTTTCCATTTTTTCTAATATAGGAGGTTTATTATAAACTTTTCGCATATTTGAACGAATAGGTACAAGCCATGGTTCCATTTTTTCTCTTTCTGAACCAGGCAAGAATCCATTATCTTCCGTAGATACTGTAGGTCTAGTTATGATAATTTTATTAAATTCTCTTTTAAAAAATTGGTCTAGTGCTATTTGTACTGCTAGTAATGTTTTACCACTACCTGCTCTTCCTACTATAAAGTTATAGGGATGTTTTAAAATTTGGGTTTTTGCTTTTTTTTGTTCTTGTGATAAAGTAAGAGAAAATTTTACGGAACCTTTTGGTGGTTTTCTATCAATGTTTTGTTTAGTCATATAATGTAACGTTTAATTATACATATAAAAAAAAAGAGCCGCTATTGCGGCTCTTTCTAAGTATCTGATTAAATTACTTATTATATGTCATTTAAATCAGAGATAAATACCTTACCATAGAAATCTGGTCGTACCATCTTCTTAGCATATCTAGTCATGATACCTTTTCTAGGTGTAAATGATACTGGATCATACACTAGAGGTGTCATAATTAAAGGTATGTAAGGAGCAAATACTGCACCTGTTTCAAGGAATTGGCTACCTTTGTAACCCATTAATATGATATTTTCAGTCATATATGGATTTTTATAAACAGTATATCTGTTATTGATAGCTCCAATCTTTTGAACACCCATAGCATATTTGTCACTGTCTCCAGCAGAGTCAGCAGCAAATCCTGGGATTGATTCTAAGATTGTAGATACTTTTGGAGAAACT